GATCGTGCTGCGTACCGTTTGGCTGACCAGTTTGACCAAGACGTTCTTGGTTACATGTCAGGCTTTAAACAGTCTGCAATTCATGGTGCAGCCGACACAGCTAACACAACCGTTAACGGTTCAAAAGCTGTAAGCACTGCTGGTTCAGACGAACTGCTTTCAACAATGAAGTTGGATGCATCTGACTTCTCTGACGGTTCAGGTTCAGTAGGCTCTGCAGGTGACGCAATTGCTATCCAGCCTCGTACTGGTGGCGCAACTGACGCAACTCCTGCTGCTGGTGATACACACCCACTGACTTTGATTGCACGTATGGCTCGTCTTCTTGACCAGCAAAACGTGGACTCACAAGGTCGCTGGATTGTGCTTGACCCAGTGTTCATGGAAGTGCTGAAAGACGAAGATTCTCGTCTGTTCAACGCTGATTTTGGTGGTTCTGGTCTGCAAAACGGTCAGATTGCTACTCAAATCCACGGCTTCCAAGTTTATCAGTCTAACAACTTGCCTTCAGTTGGCACTGGTCCGTCCTTTGCTGGTACGAACAGTTCAACCAACTACGGTGTGATTGTTGCTGGTCACTCTTCTGCTGTTGCTACTGCAGAACAGATCAACAAGACTGAAACTTACCGTGATCCTGATAGCTTTGCCGACATTGTTCGGGGAATGCATTTGTATGGTCGCAAGATTCTCCGTCCAGAGGCTCTTGTTAACGCCATTTACCACTTAGCGTAAGGGAGATTGAATTATGGCTTTAGGTGATAATACTACTTCCGTAGAGCGTGGCTCTGCCGCACGTGGTCGTAAACCATACTTGCTGTCAGCAGAATTGGATTTTGCACAAGCAGTAACTGATAAAGGTACTGCTCTTGCTGCCAATGATGTGATTCCGGGTTTGACCATTCCAGCTAATACACTCATTATGTGTGCTGGTCTTGAAGTTACTGAAGCACATGCTGGTACTTCAACCGACACAGATTTTGACTTTGGCATTACTGGTGGTGACTTGGATAACTTTGTTGACGGGTTTGACTTTGATGGTGCATCTGTAGGTGACTATGCTTTTAAGGCAGGACAAACTCCTGTTCTTATTGGCAGTGCTTCTGATACCATTGACATCGAAATCCAAGCAATGACAGGTACAACAACAGGTGGAAAACTCCGCATGTTTGCTGTCTGCATGGACGTAGACGATCCGGGCGATTTGGCTGCTAACGAAGTAACACGTGACGCACTCGCTTAACATAATGTGACGGGGCAGGGCAACTTGCCCCCTCACTTCTTATGAGGAACCTTAAATGGCTACAACATTTTTACAATTAGTAAATCAAGTAAACAGACGTTTAAATGAAGTTGAATTGACTTCTACAAACTTTGCTAGTGCAACAGGTTTTTATGCACATGCAAAGGATGCAGTTAATGCATCTATTAGATATATAAATCAATCCGAATTTGAGTGGCCTTTTAATCATAATACACAGACTACCACACTAACGGCTAATCAAAGCCGTTATTCTTTTCCTGCTGACTGTAAAGTAATTAACTTTGATACCTTTAGAATTAAAGAGGATTCTACTCTGGGTAATAGTACAACACGTATAATGCCTCTTACGTATGAAGAATACCTAGATAAATTTGTAGCACAAGAATATAATAACAGCAGTTTTCAAGGTGTACCAACTCGTGTAGTACATGCTCCCTCTCTTGAATTTATACTTACACCAGAACCAGACAAAGCGTACATATTAGTATTTGAGTACTTTAACTTTTCATCAGACTTGTCTGCGCATGGTGACACAATAGTAATACCAGATAGATTTGCTCATGTAATTGTAGACGGTGCAATGCACTATGCATACTTGTTCCGTGGCAACACACAAGATGCACTAGTAATGAAAGAAAAGTTTGATGAAGGCATTAAGTATATGCGTTCAATGTTGATTAATCGTACACGATATGTGCGTTCTTATATGATTCCGCAAAACACAGGTGGTGGTCTTAGGTACGGATATTCATCGGTAACATAGGGGTAATTTATGGCTGACGCATGGAAAACCTACGCCGTTGAGTTTCGTGGTGGACTTATAAGTAACCTCTCACCTTTGCAGCAAGGTATCAACGCACCGGGTAGCGCAAGAATACTACGTAACTTTGAACCGTCTGTCGAGGGTGGCTATCGTAGAATTGAAGGTTATGATAAGTACGACAGCGACTTAATTCCACCATATGGTGCGCCAAAAGTACACGGGGCAAGTCAAAGTGGTACAAGTCTTGTTATAGCAAACATACATCAAACACCTGTAGCTGGAGATGTATTAACATTTGTAGGCGGTGAAGTAGATGGTGCAGCACAGTCAGGCACCACACTAACTGTAGATGGATTGGATGTTGCGCCTTCTGCTAGTGATACATTTACTATAGCAGGTGACTCTACAGTTTACACAGTTAGCAGTGCTACTGCCTTAGTAGGAACAGATTCTACTTTAACAATTACACCTGCACTAGCTGCTACGCCTGCTGACGATGCTGCACTTAGTTTTAGATACACAATAGCTGCAGGCGGTGTTTCTTTTGCAGCAGCAACAAACAGAGCAACATTAACATTATCGCAAACGATGGTACATAATCCATCAGATCAAGACGATGTTACCTTTGTTTCAACAACGCTAAATTATTTGGCACTTGGTGTTGCAAGCTGGGAAAGTTCAGCCATCATTGCAAAGAATGATGATATATTTAGAACAACAGGGTCTGGCTTTACAAAAATAAATGTTCCTAATTATGGAACAGCTTTAGTAAATGGAGCAAGTCAAACAGGTTCATCCCTTATTGTGGATGGTTTAACTGCAGCACCACAGGCACAAGATCAATTTACAATTGCTGGTGTTGAAAAAATTTACACAGTAACAGCTACTGCAACTGTATCTTCTGGTGGTGCTACTTTAAGTATTGACCCTGCACTTGCATCAAGTCCTGCTGATAATGCTGCATTAACATTTATATCTACAAGCAGAGAGGGTGCAGGTAGAACTAGATTTGCAAAGTATAACTTTAACGGCACACAAAAAATTGCATTGGTAGATGGGGCAAATGCTCCTGCGACATACGACACTAGCGTATTTACTGCATTGAATGATGCACCTGCAGATGTAAAAGGCGCAGCGTTTATATCTAACTTTAAAAATGCTCTGTTCTTTGGTAAAGGGACAATACTTAACTTTACTGCACCATATACTGATAGTGACTTTTCTGTAGCAAATGGTGCTGGGTCTATAAACATAGGCTCACCAATTACGGGCTTGGAAGTATTTCGTGACCAACTAATTATCTTTACAGAAGTATCCATACAAAGATTAGTTGGTAATACTATAGCAGACTTTACGCTGCAACCAATAACTAACGACATTGGTTGTATTGAAAGCGACACCATACAAGAGGTTGGCGGTGACGTTATGTTTTTAGCACCTGACGGTCTGCGTTTGTTAAGTGCTACAGATAGAATAGGCGACTTTGGATTAGGGGTTGTATCAAAAGCTGTACAGGATGATTTGGTTACATTTATCTCTGCCAATACAAATTTTGCAAGTTGTGTTATTAGAGAAAAATCTCAGTACAGATTACTTGGTTACAACAATAACATTACACAAGAAAATGCTCAAGGTATCATAGCTGTGCAATTTGAAGCGCAGGGTGGTGCAAATATGCAGTATGCAGAAACAAGAGGCATACGAGCATATGTAGCAGACAGTAATTATCATTTAAATAGCGAAGTTGTTCTGTTTGCAAATAATGATGGCTACCTATATCAAATGGAATCAGGTAGCGATTTTGATGGTACACCTATTACAATATCATTTGCTACGCCATTTATTCCAATTGAAGACCCACGAGTACGAAAAACTTTCTATAAAATATTTTTATACACTGATCCACAAGGAAGCGTGGCATTTGATTTAAGTCTAAAGCTAGACTTTGACGAAGCGGGTACTGTACAACCAGCACCTATTAATATTCAAAACGTGCAAGGCACTGTAGGATTTTTTGGTTCAGGAATATTTGGTACAACTTCATATGGTGCAAAGCTAGTTAAGCTATTTGAAAGTCAGGTAGTTGGTTCTGGATTCGCAGTTTC